GCTGAGATCGGCATAGCTGAGATCGGCCCGGCTGAGATTGGCATAGCTGAGATCGGCCCGGCTGAGATTGGCATAGCTTAGATCGGCCCGGCTGAGATTGGCATAGCTGAGATCGGCCCTCTCTCCACCCTCTGCATTGTTAAACCATTTTTTGTGTTTGTCGAGTACGCCTTTGATCTGTTCTTGTGTCATTGTTTTACCCTTTCGTTCAATTTTTCCTATAATCTGGCATGGTGATGTGGATCAGCTCGCCACTGCACAAACGGCTTGCAATGCGTGATCCGTGCGACTTTTCCAGCTCAGTGGGTGTCATGTTGCTGGTGACGATGGTCGGTAAATTCTCCCGATAACGACGCTCCACTATCAAATACAGCACCTGCGTTGACCAGTCGCCAACGTTCTCAGCTCCGAGGTCATCCAGGACAAGCAGACCGCAATTCCCGTAATTGTTGATTAGAACAGACTCACCATCCGGGCGCGACTGATTGAACGTCTGTTTGATCTCAAAAATTAAATCAGCCATATTGCGAAACGTCACCGATTTTTTGTATATTCTTCCGTTGTCGCGGAACACCCTATCGGTGTCGTACAGCCTACGAACCATCGCAACAGCCAGATGCGTTTTGCCGCAGCCGGTGTTGCCAAAAATGTAAATATTGTTTAGAGGCTCTTTGTCTATGGCGACACGAACGATCTCCGCAATGGTCTTATTCGTGTAGCTGTCAAGCGTCACACCCATGAACCGCCTGCCCACTCCGAGCTTGCGCAGCCAGTCCTCGCGGTCACGTTCCGGCGTGTTTGATCTTGTGATCCCATCCGGCTCCGTCTCCCTTGTTGGCATCTCTGGCGGTATAAACTCCGCCAGGCTTCTTATCAATAAACTTTCCATATTTCGGCACTCCCTTTGACCATTCGATTATCTTATCTTGCCACTTGAAATCATCCAAAAAAAACTCAACGGCAATCTTGCCCGGCACGTCCGGCGCCCTGGCCCTGTTCTCGCACGCGCTGATGAATTTATCGGCCCCGACGCGCCGGTCGGTGCGAATCAGCCGCAATAAGCGCTTATGAGAGTCGGTGAGGAAATCATCAGGCGTGGCTTTGAAGCAGGCGCAAGCCTTTGCGTATAGCTGCCACTCAGGGGTGAGCTGGTCGTTTGGTTCGGATGATGGCGGTTCTTTTTCTTTTTCTCTATCATCTGCTTGTGCTTGTGCATGTGCTTGTGCTTCTGTATATATCATCGTTTGTTCATCATTTGCTGAACATTTGTTCGACTTTCGTTTAGCACCGGACGCTTTACCGGCCTCACTCAGCTTTGTGGACTTGCTCATAACCTTCTGTAAATCTATATCTATACGCTTGTGCGTCCATGTGTCCTTGCGCTCGGTAAAAAACTCAGCGATGATGGGCTTAATTTCGAGCCATTGATCCAAAGTCAAGCGGCAAATCTGCGCCAAGTATTCGTCTTTTGACGGCAACGGCTTTCCGCGCTGCCAATAATTCATGATCAAAAGCATGTACGCGCCATGCTGGACGGTGGTCAAGTGCGCCGTGTCAGCCAAGTAATCGGCTACGAATAGCTGCATGTATGGTAGGGCTGCCATTGGGATTCCGTTCAATTTTCGTAAACGTCGTAGCACTTGGCAATATTTTTGCAATATTCCCACGGGATTAATACGTTGACGGTTGTCTTGATTTCGTCCGTTACAACGATGTTAATGTTTATGCTTTTTCTGGCTGCCTTCGTGTACCTTTGAAATGCAGCACGCAAGTCGTCTGTTTTGAATTGGTAAATTTTATTAACCTGTGGGGCATAGTACAAAAGCCATTTTGCCGGTGTTCTACCAGACCAGCCAAGAGTCAAAGAACGATCTGGATATGATGTATGATTAATTCGCAAAACCTCAAAAAGAACGTTACCGCTTACCCCAAGGTGAAAATCAGATTTTATTTCCGCCAGAGTTATACGCCCATCAATAGTCTTTATAGCAATATCAACATCTGCCTCTTGCACTGCTTTTAGTTGCCTAAAATCATTCAGATCAATTATTCCGGGTCTGTCTTGCAAAAACTTCATAACTATTTCTTCTGCTTTTTTACCGGCTGCCATGTAGTCACCGGCATAGCTGCGAGGTTTAAAAGCACCCGTTACCGTCTCTTGGATCATAACTCATTTCCCCACGATTCCCAGCCAATACGAGAATTGCGTGCAAATAATTCAATTTTATTTCCAGGGTACATGCTTTCAATGATTTCGTAGACCATTTCCGGTTTTTTGCTGTGAACGGTCCCGCGCTCAGCCTCGAAACAAGAATCGGGCCGCTCTTGCGGATGCGGCGTATTTTTTTTCACTGCGATTAGAAGTAGCTCGTGCTTTGATTTTAAAAACCACCCCTTACCGCGCCCCTTGTCCTTGATCCATGCCATATTGGTCATGTACTCAAACCCCCACGCCTCAATAACTTTTAAAGCGTCTGGAAGTAGCGGATTTGTCGCCCACAAAAACAAGATGCTTGTATTGTCGGCAAGATCACTTATTGGAAGGGCGCATATTTCATCAAGCGGCATTGTTGGATATTGGTTGTCTGCGGATTCATCAAACCCGCTATTTCTATATTCCCACGGCGGATCTGCATAGATCACAGAGTATTTTCCTTTTGGCAACTCTGCTTGTCTCTTTGACTCGTGCATCTTTTCGCGCTTCTTTTTCTGCAATTCCTTGTATGCTTTATCAACGTTTCCGGTTTCGTCCATTTGTTCAACCAACGATCCGAACAACTCAGGTTCTTCTTTTGCCGCAGCCATTACCTCTTTTACTTTTTTGATTGTCCCGGCGGACAATCCAACAGCCGCCGCAACCTTGTTGCGGGTCTCACCCTTTGAGCCCTCCGGTAATTTATCGGAGGGCTCCGTGTGCTGATTAGTACCAGCCTTCATGCGCTCCGCCGCAGCCTTGCGCTCAAACGGTTCAAGCCGCTCAGCTAATGCGATTGCTTCTGTTGGGGTAAAGTCGGCCCTGCAAATATTCTCATCACGCTCCGCCTTAATTAGATTGTATGCCTCAGTTAAATTGCTAACGATCCGACATTCAATCTTGTCAAGCCCCAACAACTTATGAGCTTCGATTCTGCGCTGTCCAGTTATTAGCTTGTATTCTTTGTCGATTACAACCGGATGAAGCAGACCTATTTCCTCTATGCTTTTCGCAAGTTCGTCAATGTTGCCAAGGTGTTTTCTTGTGCGCTTGCCGATCTTGATTTCGTCAATTCTTACCTGCACCGATTCCTCCTTAAACGCAAAAAACCCGCTGCCTAAGATTGTCCTGAATCGCAAAGCGAATTCACCAGGTCCTCACGGAACACTGGAATCTTAAACAACGGGTTGTTAGATGCTATAATAAAAAATGCTTTGCAATTCAGGACTGATATTAATATACCGTTATTTAACATTCCTGTCAAGCGCTTTTTCATCTTAGTATTAATATCTCAGCCTCGCCCGTACATACCGTCCGCCGGCCTTCGGCGTCGGCTTGAACCCGGCCAGCGCGTCTGCGTCCATGTCCGCAAGCGGCTTGCCGATGTAGCGGTAATACAAGTCCGCAATTTTCGGCTTGTGCTTGTTCGGCACGAACCACCATCCGTCCTCGTCAAGCTCCGCCGGGTTGAACGTCACGCCCTCCAGCGCCTTGATCGCTTTGCAGAACCCGCGCGCGTCGCCGCGCCAGTCCTTGTTTTCAAGTTTGATGTATTGCCCTTTCGTCACCACGGCAAGTCCTCCTCGATGGCTTGCGTCGCGTTCTCTTCCACCTTCGGCTGCGGGTCGGCCAATATCTGCACGTGCTCGCACACAACCTCTGTTCCATATTTTTTCTCGCCGGTCTTTGCGTCCTCCCACGTCCGGCTCTCCACCGGCCCGGTGACCAGCAGACGCGATCCCTTGTGCGCATACTTGCCGATGTACTCTGCGGACAGTCCCCATAGCGTGACCGGTACCCACGTCGTGCGCTCGCCCTTCGTGTCGTCGCGTTTGAACGCCGACGTTGTGGCAAGCATGATCGACAGCACCGGCTTGCCGCTCGGCGTGTACTTGGTGACCGGATCACGGCCCAAGCATCCGATGATCGTGGCCTCGTTATACGTTTTTTTGCTGTGGTTCAATTTCGTCTCCTTTCCCGATGTTGTGTTTATCCGCCCAGACGATGGGCGTCCATTCTCCGTAACTACCATTCACAAGATGCTGCAGATAGTCGCGTATGAGCGGTATGGCAACGCTCATCTGTTCTTTAGTCAAGCCGGACAGGCTGACAAAGTGATACCGTCCGTCGTTGTCCAGCTGCACCCAAACATCCGTAAGCTGTTCGGCGCGCAGGCATTGCAGGTATAGCATGCTCGGATCTGTGTGCAGGAGACGCGCGACCGTGGTAAAGTCCAGCCAGATGGCCCCGAGTTGCGTCAGCGTCTTGGCTTGCGGCAGAGTGACGGACATGAGCGGCATGGTGCTGTAATTGCGGGCGCCGCTCATGTACTCGTCAAACCGGCCACGATCTTCAGCGTTGGCGATGCAATCGCGGAACTTGCGGCTGTCAACGAGGCATTTCATTCTGTCGGCAACTCGATAGTTAACTGTGAACCGTTGATGCTTTCAAGATGCGTAACTCGTTTTTGCAGGTCAGCAACAATAGCCATCCAACTGCCAAAATTCCTGTTCCCAGCAACCGGTTTTTTCTTGTTAACTGCTGTAGCTACAATTTTATCAACGTCTTCTTTTACCCACAAGTGTGTTGATTTTCCTCGATCCCCATTCCAGGGGACGATAATACAGCGAACGCCGCGGTTTTTAAGAAATTCTACGGCAGACGTAGTTGAAGTCGATGGAATTCCACGAATCATTTCGTAAGCATCGCTCGTTTTAATGTATCCAACCGATGCAAGTCGCTCGATCTCTTCGTGTTGTTTGATCATCGTTCTACCCTTTCATCTTTGTTCTATCGCCCCTGCGGCGCGACGGCTGCCAGTTTGGTCAGCCGACGCGATGATTTATTTTCACTCTGGGTCACTGCTCCAAAGCTCCGCATGGGGTCTCCTAAAACTTTTACTGATTATGCCACTTTCACCGTCCGGTGAAAATGTTGGCGCGGTCCGGCTTGGCACTTCATTTCCGGCTTTTCCGACCTCACGCTTTCGCGCCGCGCCGTGTCGGGTGGTGCTATCTTCCTACCGGGATCGGCTGGTTAAAAATACGCAGGCCAGGGATCTCTCGTTTGCCAGCCTTGACCGCCGCGTTGATCTTAGCGGTGTCCGGGCACAGGTACTCACGCGGCAATTCAGCCGCGTTGATCACTTCATACGTCCAGTTATCGCGAAAGCTTACCTTCGCCGTGCCGATCTCCACCGACCGCAGCTTGTTCTCCTGCGGCTTGGTCTCTACGTGCGCCTGTGCCTCTTCCAGCGCAATGACAGCGTCCACGTCAGCCTTCTTCTCGGCCTCTTCCTGCGCGGCCTTCAGCGCCGCAAGTTGCACCTCGCGCTCACGTTGTTCGATCTGGCGGCGGCGCTCGTTCTCGGCGGCGGCGTATTCGGACAAGCGTTTGTTGAGGAGCGACTCAACTTCGTCGATCTTTTTTCGCAGGGCAAGGTACGGCGCGCGCGCGTCCTCGTACTGCTTTTTCAGCGGAGCGACAATTTCCTTTTCGCTGACGGCTGCTTTCTCTCTGAACGCCTTCAGCTCTGCGCGGAACTCGGCGGCCTCGTAGATCGTTTCGCTGGAGATGTGGAACTCTGTGATCCGCGCCTGCAACGGCGCGAACTCGGACATCAAGATCATTTCGGTCATGCGGCCTCCTTCGGGAGCTTGTTCGTCCCGGCCATCATTATCTCGCGCATGATGCGGCTGTATTCGTCGGTGATGGTTTTCATGGTTGCGGGGTCGCTGACCTGTTCCGGCTTCTCGAAGCCGAGAGAGCCAAGAACGCTATCGTACATGTCGCGTGGGACTTTGTGCTTTTCGAGCCACAGATACGCCGCGTTGCACTTTTTGAGGAACTCGATCTTGTCTCTGTTGTTGCCGGACGGCTGGGGGGCTGGCGGAGGAGTTGGTTGCGCTTGCTGCTGTGGTTGCGGTTTCGTCTGCGTGTTGCCGTTCCGCTCTGGCGCGGTGTGTTCGTCTGGATCTTCCATGTCGTCGGTTGCCACGCAAAACACTTGCAGAAGGCAATATTTATGCGCAATAGCCATAGCCTTGTTGGTCGCCTTGTCGCCACTGTCCAGCCCTTCGCCGTACACCACAGACGCAAAACTGCTGCCGTCCTCGGCGTAGAACGTATATTTCATTTTGATGACAACGTGTCGCCACGCGCTTCCGCCTTTGGTCATGTGCGGCTGTTCGACGCGCTCCATAATTTCGGGCACGCTAAAAACGCCGTGACGCGCAAAAAGCGGGTGAAGCTGGTTGTAAAACTGGTCGATCCCGCGGTACTTGAATTTTTGCTCCGCGTTGACCTTGTCCTTGCCGATGGCACCAAGATCGTCGATAATGGCCTTGATCTTGCCATATATCATCGGCGTGCTGTTTTCGCTTGACATGTTTATTTTTTCTCCTTACCTTAATACGTTCATTGTTTTGCCCTTGGGCTTGAGCTTGTCACTCAGGCCATTTTTTATGCCTCTCCATCAAAGATCTCGATCATTTCATCGCTAAACTTGCGCCGACACCATGGGCAGCTCCACCACTGGTCGCCGTCACTCCAGCGCATCGCCATACCGCACATCGGGCACTCCACGTCGATCACGTCAGGCTCGATGGGGCCGCTCTTCGCGGTCTCGGTGATGTTCCAGCCAAGCGGACAGCTCATCGCGGCCTCCGCTTGTTGATCTTTGTGCCTGTCTGCTCTTCGATCAGCCGGATCAGATACCAGCGCGCTTGCCGCTCGCGGTAGAAGTTGATGTCCGGGCTCTTCTTTTCGACGTGCCGCTCAGCCCACAACTCGTGAGCCAGTGCCGACCGGATGAACCGGACGGGGATCGATGCCTCAGCCATTCGCCACCGCCTTTTCATTGCGGAAGATGTACTCGTCCGCCTCTGCCATTTCCGCCTCTTCTTTGCTGACCAGCTCGCCCGGCTGCAGCCCACACGTGCGCTCGATCTGGCGCATGAGGCGCACAGAGCCGCCATAGTTCAACAGCATGTCGCGCTCCAGGTCGATCCGATCTTCGATGTCAATGCGTGCGTCCCTGTCCAGACGTGCCAGTTGCTGCCGGATGCTCGTCTTGTTCGCAAGAAACGCGGCCTTGACGGCGCGCAGGTCGCCGAGGCGCACATTCGGGGACAGGTGTCCCTGTCGAAACGCGGTGAATACAAGTTCTTTGCTCATCGTCTTGCCCTTTCATCTTTACAGCGTCTTGCTGATCTGCCGGCGTCTTTCGTCGGCGATCCTTTCCCAGTCCTCGAACATCAGCTCTTGGTATTTGTCCGCCTTCGCGCCAACGACGCAGGCGGCCCAAGCCAACAGCGCAACACCAACGCAAACGAGAACGACTATCAGCCAGCCCCAGATCATAACTCACCTTCCCGGGTGACGAACTCGCGGCGGCCAAAGACTCTGGCGTATGCGTCGATGACGGTGTCGCGGTTCATGCGGCCACCGACTCGGCTTCAACTTCACCGATCAACTCACGCGGGGCGACTTTGAAAATATCAGCCATTTCCAGCAACACCTCGGCCGGGATGTCGGTGAGGCCAGAGCGATAATTGCTCATGACGACAGTGGAAACGCCGACCTTTTCAGCCAGCCAAGAGGGGCGGATGCCGTGAGAGTCCATGTAGTGTTTCAGTCGTGTCATGTTTCATTTTTCCTATTTTGTTTCATCTCGTTTCATCTGATCAAATATAATTAAACAAAATGAGAATGTCAATACTTTTTTATTTTTTATGGGACTTTTTTTATTATAAAAAGATACTAAATTAAAAATTATGAACCTGAACCCAAAAATAGTAAAGCAAGTAATTGAAAATATTTTAGATGAGGACGGCATTTCAGTTGATGAAATGGCTAATTTGTCTGGAGTATCAAAGGCGACCATTTACCGGATAATGAGCGAGACGGCCGGTTTTGTCCAACGCGCCGTTGTCCGGCGCATCGCCGAAGGCACAGGCCGCACGTTCAAGATCACCGGCGACCGCGTGGAGTTTTTTCGCAAGGAAGCACCAGAACCAGCAGTTGACCAAACCGACCCACGAATGCAAAAAATAATTGCACTGTTGGATAATGCAACAGATGAGGAGCTCGACGAAATTGGCAACTTCTTGGAGACGGCATGGAAACTGATCCGGATAGGCAGAGAAAAAAGGGACGAATTATCGGACAAGCAGAAGAACTGAGTGACACGGCAAAAGATGTCGAGCGCCAAATCAAGCAAGAGCTGTACGACGAAATCGGCGACCCCGAAACGCCGGAAGAGGTCGCCGCGATGCTGCAACTGTTTGAACTCATCAAAGTCCCGCGCATCTTCATGCTGCCCGAGGACGAGCTGGAACGGGTGTACCGGGCTGGGGAAATAGTGGTCAATGGGCAGGCAATAAAAAAGGCCGCTGGTTAGGCGGCCCGAGTTTAGCGGCGTCCCGGCGTCCACTGCCGGAACTTGTCGTTGTCCACCACCATGACCGTTCCGTCAACGGTCGCGGTGTCCAGCCGCTGCTTGTAGATGGCGTAGAGCACGGAGGCCCGCGCCACGCCTTTGATGCGGGCGGCGGTGGTGACCTTGATCCGCTCTGGAAACTCGATGCCAAGGGTTTTAAAAACGTCAAAAGCCCCATCTCTGGGGCTGAAATTAGCATCCAACCGTCTGCTTGCGCCATATCTCCGCGATGGTGTGGGACTTTGAGCCCTTAGGCAACGCGCCATTGTCGATCAGCAGCTTGGTCAGCTTTGGCCACGACAGCGGACGCGGGCGGTTGCGGGCAATGTCGATAATGTGCATTACCTCTGATGGCAACTCGACCCGGTGTGGGCGCGACTCAGCGGCGATGCGGTCTATTTCCGCGAGCCACTGGCTTTCGGTCAGCTTTGGGGACTTGGGCAATTTCGATCTCCTCTATTGGATCTTGGTCTATTGAGTGGATAAAGTGATAGTCCTGGTACGTGTTGCCGTCGATCGCAATGATCGACCCGCCGATCTGTGGGGTTGACACGCCGCCCCCGGCGATGCCGTACACGTAGGGCGTTTTGAGTTGCCACGCGGCGGTCGTGAAAATGGTTGTCGTTCCGCCAGCGCGCTTGATGGGTATTGCCAGATGCCGGTGACGGTGTGACCTGACGATCAAGTCCGGCACGCGACGGCCCCAGCGAGCGCACTCCGTGAATACGCGTGTCGCCTCTTGCATGAGAGCGGATGACTCGTATTGCGTGGATCCGCTTATGCCGATGTAATGCGAGGCGTTGACAAGCACGTCCTCAATAAGCAGGTTCAGCGCTGGCCGAGAATAGACCCCGCTGTTTTTGTCGCGCACCGCTCCGACCTCTCGCGCGAACGCCTCTTCCCACTCTGCAGACTGTCCGGCGTGTGCGCCTGTGCCGCGCGTGATATACACGGCTTTGGCGCGCCGAGCAAGTGGGCCGAGCGTCACCATCGCGGCGGCGAGTTGATCGTTGAGGTTCAGCGAAAATGCGTTTTTTGTCCGGTGATGGTCGCCCTCCAGCCAGTCACCGTTGACAAGCAAGATGTAATTCCCACGAGTGCGCTTGTCGATCTCGCGGCGAAGCTCTCCCCACCACTGCCAGATAATTTCCTGCAGCCAGCCGATCTTGTACCTGCCCCCCAAGTCCAACACGCTTTCAGGCGGACAAATAGCCGCCCGGTCGCCCTGATGCCCGTCCGATACGATAACAAGGTGAGTCATACCGTCTCCGTAAAAACGCAAGGCACGCCCGCGAAGGCGTGCCCGGGTGTGTTACTGCACAGGCGCGACAGCTTTACCGACTTTGCGCGTGGCCCAATATGCGAGGGCTGCAGGGATGGCGGCAGCGATGCCAACGAGCGTGCAGAACGCGATGCCTTGATCGAGATAGACGGTGAACGCATAGCCAAGCGACACGAACACGGCCAGACCAACGGCAGCGTAGCCCTTCAGGCCGGTCATGTTTTTGACGAGCTGCACAAAGCCGATGATGGCGGCAATGGCCTTCATCATCGCGGCGGTGAAGATGGTCTCGTAAAAACTCGGCACAACGATATCCTGAGCCATCAGCGCACCAGCGGCCAACAGCATCAGACCGGAAAGCAGAAAACCTTTTCTCATGTCAACCTCTCTTTTTTTCTCGCGCGTCATGGGCCGCGCGAACGCCCTTATTTTTTACCGAGCTTGTTTGCGTTTTGCTTGGCTTCCTTCTCGGCCTTTTTATCGGCCTTGACCTTCAGCCAGGCATCTTTGCGCTTCAACTTCTTGTCAGCCTTCTGCGCATCATCAACAGCCTTGCGCAAAGCCTGTGCTTCCTTGCGAGCCGCCCATGCAAGGTACGTGTTCAATGGGCGGATCGTCTGGCCCTTTGGCAGGATTCCATCTCCGCCGATCAACGTCTTGCTCTTTAACGGTGAGTGCTTAGATAAGACCACCACCGTATTCTCACGCTCAAGCGGAGTGGCTCCATCAGGCGCAGGAGCAAAGACGCGGATAATATTATCACCCAAGTCGTGGAGTTCAAAGCTGCTATCGGTCGCTGCCGGATACTTATACGACACATGGATGTATAGATCGCCCTCTGCGTGGTTGCTAATTGCTTCCGTGTAGAAGGCAACCAACGCGTTATCCGCCGTAGTGTTTAGTGGCAGAGCATCTGAGTAATTCCAGCGGCTGTATGTCTGTGCCAAAGCAAACACAGGCAGGAGCAGTATCAATATAATCTTGTGCATAATGTCTCCTTATTCAACCAAAGCCGCGCGGAACCCGATATCGCTGCCCGCACGAGTACGAGAGTAGACCAGGTACAGATGGAACACACCGGCACCCATACCATTATTCCAACCACCGGAGCGGAGGGGAAAAACGGTGCCGTTGTTGTTGGCAAAAAAATAATCATTGCCATAGTTGGCCGCGCTGGACGAAGTTGGCCCTAAAGCCACGGCTTTGCATAATGAGTCTGCCCCAGTGGTAGTCCCAAAATACTGGTACTTGTACGTGGTCATCACACTGTCGCGGCCGCCCGTGCCAAGTGTGAATCCGGTAGCAGAGCCGCCAGCCCACTTTGTATAAATGCCGGTATTGTACCAGTTCGCTTCTGTCGCCGCGAATGAGTTTCCCGCCCAGGTGGGTGATGTATTGGCGTTCCCCGCCACATAGATCAGGCCATTTTCCAGCCTCATACCATCCACCCATTCCCATAGGTTTCCGTTCATATCCATAATGCCATCAAGGGTTCTGGTGTGGCCTGTCTTTGCACCTCCAGAGCCAGTGTACCAACGGCTATTCCCGCTGCCAAAAGTATCTCCAGCAATGATGTTCCCAATCACAGTCGGATCACCTATGTCGTCCCCGTATGAGTTATTGCCATAGGGCATAGTGCTGTTGTTCTTCGACCACAGCGCGATAGCCGCCCACTCTGCATTGCTCATCAAGTGCCAGCCTGTGCCCATGTTGGTGCAGGCTTTTCTGGCGGCGTCAAAACTTATGTTATATCGCGGAGCCACGTTTGCACGGCTCGCGGCAATATATGTATGGCTGTTTGTGTTAAGTGTACCGGCAGCATATATGGCTTTAGTAGTCGGATCAATTACCACATTCTCGTATTTGCTGACCCAGACACCACTCTTGGCGACCCCGTTGACCATAAAAGCAGGATGCAACTTGTCAGATGCAAACCCCGCAACAGGAGCCCAATTGAATGCCGGTATCCATACCATCACGTTAGGGTTGCCGTACTGGTCATACTTGATAACCCCGCCGTTGTTGTCCGCTATTGCCAGCTTGCCGGAACCAGCAACAGACAGTCCCGACGATCCAGCAACGGTCGTCCTTCCTCCTGATGCGATAACCTGGGCAGACAAAACAGCCGGAAGCAAGCAAAGAATTAATATTAATTTTTTCATCACGCCTCCAGCTACGGTGTCATATATGTAATTTTAAGCAAACAATTCAACGTACTGCCAAGTTGGTTCTCTATGACAATTCCAGTCCCGCCGTCATAAATGTTCAGCTTGTCATCTGTGCCGTCAGTCGTCCCGACATTAGCCGTACACGTTGACAGCAGCGTCACCGTGCCATCAGACTCAAAAATAAAGTGCGCATACTCTGCGCCAATCTTGATTTCTCCAAACCCTTCAATGCCCGTCGGCAAAACATACTCCGCCCCATCTGCCATACTACGGACTCTTGTGTTTGTCGTTGCGCCGCTCGTCACAATAAGCGAGTCCTCCGCCGTAAACCACGGCGTTCCCGCTCCGATCTGAGTATTGCCGATCAGCTTTGATGTCATATTCGTTCTGAGACTATCTTCTACAACCATCTTATCAGTTGCAGTAACCGCACCCTTAAGCAAACTAGTTTTTTCAACACGCAGAGAATCTCCGGCAACCGTCTTTCCTACGGACGCCAATGACTGACCAGTAATAGCACCCGCCGCAGTTATTGTCGCAGGCGTAGCTGTCTCCCCAAATGTAGATGCACCTTTTTGTCGCAATGGACCTTCGTTGCGTATGCCAGTCACGCTTACAGTCGTATCCTGCCAGCCGGTCGCGCCAAGCCGCTGCTTGCGCGTCCCACCGATCACGAAGTCTATCAGGTCAGAGCCAGGAATTCGAATTCCAGTATTCGTGTCGCCGAGGCTACTGAGTTCCGGCGCAGCATCTGAGCCAGTGCCGAGCTTAACTTGCTCGGTGGCGGTCGTGACCATCGTCAAGTTACCGTCAAGAATGGTGTTGCCGGTCACCTCCAGCGCACCGAACTTGGCAGAGTCCGCCTCTACAGTCTTGGCATCACGCGGTTTGATGGCATTGACTGTGGAGCCGTCTGTCCATTTTGCAGAGTCGGCGATGATAGGGAGCAGCTCGTCAAGATCAAGCGACCCGCCGCCGCTGTGCCCGAACTGCGCCACGGCCAACACCGGCAGCAGCAGCGCGATGAATAATACTTTTTTCATTTCACGTCACCTCTTTTTTTGATCCACTTGCTCAGAGCGTCAAGCACCGCCCGAATTATCTCCACAACTTTATCGATCCACTCCACGCGGCCAGCGTCCTCGATCCCGGCCCAGTCGATGTACTGCTTGCACAGCGCGAGGATGCCAACGCCGATGTACTTTGTCGCGGCATACGCCTTCAGCGTCTCCCCGGTCGCAATAACCACGCCCATCAAATATCCGAACCACGGGCGGCCATACCAGGGCGGCGCACTCGGCTTCACGTCCGGCGGCACGGGCCGGGGCGTCAAGTCCGGTTCCGGGTCGTGCCCGAGATCGCGCCGATCTGGTGATCCAGTGGGTTCAATGGGCTGCATGTCGTGCAGGTTCATACGCCGCGCCTCTTGTCAATTTTGCCGGTGGGCATGATCATCAGCACGGGCCGCCGCATGGCGATGATGCTGGACGCCGGGAAAGCTGAGATGTTGACCTCGTTGCTCTGGTTGCCCGCGAGCAGCAATATCTTGTCCCCGCGTCTGCCGGCGTAAAAGCCAACGTGCCCCATCCATGCCTCTTTGCCGCGCCGCAGGACAATAATGTCGCCGATCATCGGCTTGATGGCCGGCAGTCCGTAATAACACCAAGAGCGGGCAAGGGCCGAGTGTGTAGAGTAATAGCCCGCCTGCGTCATGCACCACGAAACAAACGCCGAACACCAAGCAACTTCGTCGTGCTGCTTATGGTCGAACACGGTCAGCAAGTACTCAACAATTCTCGGGTTGTCCTCACTGCCGGATATTTCACCAACGCCGATCTCGCGCTCGGCTATTTTGTACCAAGGCGGGACGATCATTTGACGGTTCCGCTCATATCCAACTTTTTCTTAATGTACGACAGATCGAGCTTTATCAGCGCAAGCGTTTCGTTGTGCACGGCGTTCTGCGTCATCCAGTCAATGCGCAGCTGTTGTATCTCCTTTGCAAGACATTCGTGATCTTCGCAGTGCTGCGCAGGCTTCTTTTTCTCCGCGAGCCAGTCCCAAACGATCTTACCGATGAGCGTTGCCGCGCCCGCAACCAATGCCGCCGCCAGTGTGTCCGGTGTCATTACATTCCGTCCTTGTGCTTTATACCCCATAGCCAAGCGAGCCAACGAATTTTTACCCGATCGTCCCACTCGCAAAAATTAACATGTCGTAAGTGTGCGTAGATCAACTCCCACCAGTATAGCGCGACTGCGGATGCGGCGACAATGTATAGCGGGATCTGCTGCGTTAAAACGATGTAGATGTACGGCAGGCCGTAGCTCGCGGCCTTCAGGATGTGCCAGAGCTCGTATAGCGTGCGGCTGCCCTTGCCGTGATCGATGGCGTCCATTGCAGCGTTGAGCCACCAAGACAAGACGATGATGAGAGCGGCGGTCATTCCCGCACCTCGTAAAAGCGGAGCGGGATCGGGTCTTTCGCCGACCAGTAGCCGCTCAAAAATTTAAACGACACGTTCGGATCGATCCGCACGTCGGTCTCAATGATCGTTGTGCCGTCCTGCCGCATGAGTTTGAGGCCGATGTCCGCCGTGATGGCCCGGATGGTTTTGCACGTGGCCAACAGCTCTGCATATTCCGGCAGGAGCGTGATGTCGATCTGCCGCCACTCGTGCCCGGTTTGGTAGATGCGGCTTTTGCGGTTCAGGTATTCCTGCAAGTCGATCTTGCGCCGGTCGATAATGACCGCCTTGGCAACTGTCAAGTGGTCAAACTCATACTTGGTCAAGCCGTATGTCAGCTCCAGCACTGTCATCCGCGCACCGTCAAAGGAATTTTCGCGCCGCCGAACTGCGCATATTGTGACCCGGTACCGCCGCTCTCTGTGATGGTGATGCGCGCAAAGATGCGGAGCTGATCACCCGCCACAAGGTTTGTCGGAGTGATGGTGAAAAAATACCACGCCATATTTGTGGTAAGCGGGGCTGCCGCGTCCGTGCAGAGGTCGGCCCCTGCGGTGCCGTACCCGGATATCTCGTAGGCCTCCACGTCGATAGTCTTGGTTGACATGATTCCGGCCCCGGTATCGTACACCCGCGCAGCGATGTAAACGTAAATATCAGATGCGGCCTTGTACTCTGGCGGCAAGACAAAGTCGAAACACACGGTCTCTGTCTTGGTCGTGCCGTGCGCGTCCTGCCCCTGAAGGATGCCCGTGCCAGAACCCCAGCCGCCCATTACCAGCTTGGGGTTGCCAGCCGCGCCGGTCGCGTCCACCGTATTCCCGTTCGCATACCGCCACTGCAAAAGAGGGATCGGATAATTGACCGTATCCTCTTCAAGGTTCGCGCGCGGGATCGCGTTCAAAAACGCGGCGGTCAATACGTCGCCTGTTGCCCATGCTGTCATATTATCACCTCAGTATAATTTGTAGGCCGTTCCAACTTTATTCACACCCACGACAAACCAGTCGCGCCATTTCTGCGTCCAGTCGTATGCGTTAACTTTTACGTTAACTCCATTCAGCAGGTTTTTCTCTGTGCCGAACAACTCCACATTTGCGTCAAAGTCCGGATATGGCACGTCCACATTCAGCACATCGCCCAGCCGCAACAGCACCGCGCGCAGATCAAAGTTTGTCTCTATCGTTCGCACGCCGTTGTTGTAAAAGTACCACCTCCGCGCGGCCATGTGCGGGGCGAGCATCGTATCGTACAGGCCCGGAAGCTGCACGGTCTTGGAATTCTTCGCCGCGCTCTTGCTGATGTACTCGGGCCGCGCCGGGCCGGGGAATATCTCTTTGTACTGATAGCTCGAATTGGAATAGTCGTAGCCGTATTCCAGCACGATCTCGTTGACCTCTTGCACGTGTCCGATGACCGGATACGGCATTTTGATAAGTGCTTCGGTCGCCTCCAGATCAGATCCGGACGCCTGAAGCTCCATGTTGTAACGCGGGCGGAACGAATGCACACACTCTCGGCCCCAATTGTCCTCGTAGGTATATCCGTCAAAGTGTGCGGCGATAAGCTCAAGCGCCTGCGCGATGGTGACGGCACGCTCAAACGTGATGCTCATCTTAATATCGTTTTGGTCGCAGAACGCTTTCTCGCGGTCGTAGCTCATAAGCGATGACGGCGCAGCGTCCAGCTTTTCGGTGACGGTCGCGCCTGCGGAAAAGTTATTAAGGAGCGTATCAACTACGATCTCAGTGTATGGCGGAAACCCCTTGTCCGCCTGCGACGAAACAGTCACGTCCTCAGTGGTCACGCCCTGGGTGATGGTGAGCGTTGCGCCGGTGAGCTTGGTCAATGTGCTTATATTGACCTTGATCGTTACCGCAGACCCGGCAGTCACGTTCGCGTTCAACGTGCCGATCTCTTTTGCGGCGAACGCCGAGCTTGCGTCCATATATTTTTCGTCCAGTCCCAGCTTGCCGGTGAGGATAGAGTACAGCGCATCGACCGGGTTGGCCTCCTCAAAACTGATGCCGGTGACGAAGGTGAGCGTCGTGCCTGCGGTGGTGTACCCGCTCCATGCGTCCGCATCGATCTTGATCTTGCCGGTGATGGTCAGATCGGCCAGCTTGTTCCCAGCCTGGTCGATAACGCCAGGTCCGTTGATGAGATAGTTTGTCGCGTCGGTGAATACGATCGTCCACGCCCCGATCGGACAGGTGGAGTAAACAGTGATCTCTGCCCGGTCAAGTGTAGCCGAGCCGATGAAATTCATGGGCAGAGACAAGGCCGCGTCAACTGTGCCGTGATCCGGATAGTCCGGCAGGATAACCAACTCAGTCGCGGTGCTGACATCGATCGTCAAGTCCTGTGTGTCCGTGCTGCCAAAGTCATCGGTAACAGTTACGGTAATTGTCCACGATCCCGACTCTGTTGGCGTGCCCTGAATGTTGCCGTCTGCCGTCATCACAATTCCCGGCGGCAGCTTGCCGGCGCTGACGCTGAACACGTACCCGCCGGTTCCGCCGGTCGCATAGACGCGCGAGGAATAAGCGTCGCCGATGATTCCCTGTGAAACGGCGGTGGTGGTAATGGCAAGCGCGCCCTTGTAAATATGCACCCAGTCAAAGTCTGCAATGGCCGCCTCGTTGCCAAACACGCAGACGCCAGCCTTAATGTACCCGGTTGTAGCTTGTTGCTTGACAAGCGTCCAAGTGCTTGAGCCCCACGCCTTATAATAGCAGTATGCCGTCGTGGCCGTCACGCGCAAGCGCAGGTCAATATATTTTGAGCTGTACGAGTCAAGACCAGGATCTCCACCGGCAACCCACCCGATGACTTGCTGAGGATCATCAGAGATCGTCCAAAGCCCCACCATTATCGGCATCGCGGATGCGCTGCTTTTCTTGGCGTAGATTCCTGCGAACATTTCAGCGTTTGGCGTGGTGTGCATATCAAGGCGGCAGTCGATGCAGAACGGCTTAGTAACGTCGCGCAGCATATAATGAGAGTCATCATCCGTAACAGACCAAGTTGTTCCGTCGAGTAGCAAGTTTAAATTCATCGCGTCTGTGATAGTACAGCGCGCCCACCCTTCGCGCGCGGTGAGATCATACGCTGTATATCCGTCCTGAAATTCCCAATAGTCCGCAAGATCATACGCCGGATCACCCGGGTTCATTTCGGCGTTGTAAAATTCATCGACAACCAATATGATCTCTTGGCTGTACGTTTCTCCGCCCGCGTTGCTGACCGTGACGGTAAACGTATAAGTCCCGGCGGTGGTAGGCGCTCCGCTCAATAGCCCGGTGTCGCCGTCCAGCGTCACCCCGGCAGGCAGCGCGCCGCTCGTGATCTCCCACGTATAGGGCGGCTCACCCCAGCCGTCCTTTGTGGCGATGCTGGTTTCGAGCGTGCCATCAACACCCACGCGCATGAGCTTTTTTGTCGCATCTGTGTCGGCACCGGTTAGCATGGTATCCAGCGCGACCTTGCGTTTAGGCGCGAGGCGAAACGTCGCCTTGCCCGGCTCTATCTGCGGCAGCTCCAGTATGCGCCCGGTGAATTGCGTGATAAATGGCGTCACGCCAACGAAACAAAGGTTGATCTGCATCTCGCGGTTTGTGATTGGGCGGGTATAGACCAACGCGCCGACGGCAAACTCATTCACGAGGCCGGTCGTGGTGGTGACGGTGTGATAATAGGTCGGTCCGGATGCCGCGGTAAAAGTGGCAACGGTCAGCTCTTCGCTGTTCGTGCCGTCATTCACTACGATCACGTCCCCGGCGGACAGAGAGAACCCCAACTTGTCGATAAGGTAGAGCGTTGTTGCGGTTGCACTGTGCGCCCGGTCAAGCTCGCACTCGGCTTGATAAAACACGCTCGCCGGGTTCGATGTGTCGAAATACCGGTCGTGGTCATTGAACGCAATGGTCACTTCGTCGATCGTTGGCCGTGTGCCGTACTCTACGTCAAGCTCCTGCGTGGAGCGGATGGGCGACAGGCTCACAACGTCGTACTTTGGATCAACAGTTATCGCGCGCCCGTCCGGGTCGATGATGACCTTGATATATGGCTTTGCGCCGATCTTCTTTTCAAGCTCGGTCACAATAGCGGCTGGGGCGTCGTCTTTGTACCAGGACATCACGCCTCCAGGAATGACATTTGTTTTGCGCCCATCGCGGCCAGCTCGCCATACAAATAGGTATAGGCATCGCCGTCAAACATTGGTATCACAGTCAATGAAACAGTCGCGTCGTAAGAATAATATGGGTAGAGCGTCAGCGTTGCCGCCGCCTCTTCGATCTGGTTGATCTTCGCGCGCGTTTCCGGGTTCGCCTCGATAAACGTCACGTTGATCTGGCGCACCTCAGAACCGTACTGATAGACCTGCGCCGTGCGTGTCTGGCTCTCATGCACCTGTGTGTCCTTGACATAGTGCTCAGTCACGTCCAGCACTTCGTCACCGTAAAAGTCAATATTTGATCCGCCCAAAACGAAGCGGACAGCAACAGGATAAGGCATCAGTACGGATTCCCGGCGACTTCGAACCGTCGCTCTTTTTCTTTCATGCGCGGGTAAATACTATCATCCACGATCTCCGCCCAGCTCTGTTTGGTCGCGTTGTGGAACACGACCTTGACGGGTCTCTGGCCGCCCAACACGGACGGATCAAGTGATCGGTTAAAGTCAAGCAACCGCTGCGCGCCGAATTTGTCGGTCGCTTCCGGACGCAAAACCATTTCATTTTTCAGCATCCGCACATCAACCTCAGAGGACGCCAGGTATCCGCTGTGCGCCGTGCGGGGGAAGCCGCCGGTGTGCATCGGTTCTTTTGCCTTATTCAGCATTTCCAGCGCCCATTCGGCCATTGCCTCATCGCCGCGCTTTATGGCTTCGTCATATACCTCTTGATAGTTGGTCGTTGGATCGGCGACGTAATTTTCGCCCCAGTGCATATCAACCTGGAAGCCGTTGAAAAACTCATCCACCGCCTCAGTAAGCGGGCCGGCTATGGCTGCTGCGGCAGCGACAACCGCACCAGCCACACCACCGGTCGCAAAGCCGAGCGCGATGCTCTGGGCCGTGTCAACAAGTTTTCCGGCCTTTGAATTTGCGTCAAATAGGTTATCGGCAACGTTAAGAATATAGCCTGCTGTTTTTACCCAGCTCTTATTCATGTTGTCAACATAACCGGTTCCCTTGTTTGTCTTTTTATTCAATTCGTCCACTTCATCGCTGACATCTGTAACCAAGTCCGGTATCTTTTTCCATTCGCCGCGATAGTCACCAACCGCGTCAACATAACCACCAAGGCCAGCGGCCAAACCAAGCTCGTCAATGCCGCCCGCATTTGCCATTATATCGGACATCTCGTTAAGCTGAAAATTCAGCGCAGGTAATTGCTCACGCGCCGCCTGCCGCAAAGACTTGACCCATTCCGTGTATTGCTTGGTTTCCTCTTCGGTGAGTTTGACGTTATCGCTCATCGAATTATTAAGGCTCATCATATAAGCATCGCAAGCGTCCAGTTCTTTCCACAGTGGCGCAATGCCGCGATCGGCTGCGTCTGCTGCGGCCTCTTTGTGCAGCAACAGCTCGCGGTTTATCACCTTAATTTTCTCATCAGCAAAGCCAAGGCTTTCGCCCCAACTGTTTATTACATTTTTTGCATTCTCAAAATATTTTACCGTCCAACCTGTGATGAATTGATCAACATAGCCAAGAGCTTGGCCGATCTGCCCAACTGTTTGCGTTAGGCCAGTACCGACCTCCAACAAAACCTTCGCCAGCGGAATAGCCGCATCGCCAATGCCGGACATGAGGAGCTTAATCTCATTCATCAGCATTTTCCACTGGTTTGTCATATCAGCGGATTTGGTGGCAAACGCCTCTTTTGCCAGACCGGTGGTTGTGGCAACGTCTTTTAGGTTTTTGGCATATTCACCGGCCTGCGTACCTACCAAGTTGAAAAATGCAAGTTGCGCCTCTTTGCGTCCAAGCATCTCCCCGATGGCCATATTGTGCTGCTTGGCGTATTTCTCCAACGCCATCAGCGCGCCCTGGAGCCCGCCCATCTTTGAGATCAACTCTTGACCGCTTGCGACGCCAAGATCGGCAAACGCTTTTTTCATCTTTGTCGCCGGATCCATCATGGCTACCATTACGCTGGTGAGCTGCGTCGCGGCTTCGCTGGTCGTGCCGGTCACGCCAGGCAAGGTGGACATGACGGCGTAAACTTCATTGAGTGTTACGCCAAGGTTTTTCGCAAACGGCACAACCCCGCCGATAGACGAGGCCAGTTCGCTGATGGTGGATGCGCCACGCCCGGCAACGAAAAACATCTTGTCTGCTACTTCGGTGGCGTTATCCCATTCAAGGCCGTAACCCTTAATGATCGAGCCGAAGAGCTTGAACGTATCATTTACATCGGCAAAGCCTCCGACTGCGGCTTCGGCGGATGTTTTGAGCAAGTCCATTGCATCGGCTGCGGGCACGCCATAGCTGATAATGTCGTACAGCGTCCGGGCAAGCTCGGTCTGAGAAAACGGCATGATCTTTGACAGAGACTTTACATCGTTAGCGAGCTGCGCAAGAAAAGAGTCGTTTCCCTTGCCGACAACGGTTTCGATGTTGGACATAGCCGACTCAAAATTCGCGGACTCCTTCACACACTCAACCAGCCCGGCGGCAACAGCAGCAATAGCGCCACCCGCCGCCAGCCATTTGGTGTTCAGCAGGCTCGAGTCTTTGAGGAGCTTAGTCATGCCGGTGTCCCAGCCGGTCATGTCAAGCCCGACGTTTCCGAAAAGATCGTATCGCTCGCTATCAGCCATTATCTCAGCACCTTAATTGTGCGCCCGCCGATTTGCATGGTCTTCACAACTCTCTTGTCTCCCACTTTCTCCTCTGGCGGCGCGGGCTGCATGATTGCCTCGCCTTGATAGCCAAGCATCCTCATAATAGCCGTACCATGCACAGACAACATCGCTTTCAACAGCTCCGGGAATTTCTCAAACATCATGCGCAGCATAGTCAAGTTTTCGCTGGCGTCCGGTTCGTCGCTATCTTGCAGCGACTCTATCAGCACCGACCGCGAGAAAACATTTTCGAGATCACGGGTCAGTTCTGCGCAGAAAGGCCCGGCATATCCTGGGTAGCGTCTGGCGAGGCGATCTCGGACTCTCCACTCTCCAGACGCGAGGACTTTTTTGCTTCGTCGCGCGTCTCTTTTACTTTGCGCGTCAACTCTGCGTATGCTCCGAACAGCTTGTTCATGGCGTCGCGGTTCGTTGACAGCCAGCGCACAAAGACGCGCTTGTCCTCGTCGCTCGTGAATACCTTTTCGCCGGTCGGCAGTTTGAGCGCATCAGTGATCACGTCGAACAACATGCGGATGCCGGAAGTTTTGAGGACGAAAAATTCCGCCCGGTCTTTCGGGCGGCCTTCGCGCAGATAGCGCGCGCGGGTAGATTCGTCCTGTTCTTTTAAGAAGCTCTCCCACTCTCCATCCGGCAGCGGCGCGCCCACGAGGTTGTTTGCCACGGCCTTCGCCATCGCCTGCTGGGTCTTAAGCTCGTTCGCCTCTTGGATGTCGTAGGCGTCCAGTTCGTCCAGCATAAACTCCACGGTCTGGCCGTCGATGTCCAGCGGGATAAGAATTTCGATCTTGTTCTTGTTGACCGCGTTCTTGATGATCTCATGCACGCGCATAGCTATTCTCCTGTTGATTTTTCATCATGTCTTGGACTTCGCGCTTCAGGCGCAGGTGCGCCTCCTTAAAGTCCTCCACATTCACTGTCAGACTTTTTTCCCGGCAAGACGATAGGGCAGGTTCAAGGCTCGCCGCATCATCCCATTCACAATTTATGATCGTGCGCCTGATGTCATGCCCCACCGTCAGCCGGTCGTATTTGACGCCGCTGGCTATCATCAGCGCAGCGGCGGAATAAAGATCACTGGTCACATATTTCATCTGTCACCTTTCGTGCTCGTTTAGGCCGCGCAGGCGTAGAACACTTCCACCGTAGTCCCAGCAGCTGGTGCTGTGGAAAACGTCAGGGTTGTTCCAACGATGGTAATATCCTTTTTCACCAGCGTGCCTACCGTCGCAGTCGAAGACTTGGTTTCGACGTAGATCACGTTGTCCAGCACGAACTCGTCCTTCAAGCCCACGTTCATATCCATCAGGTTCAGCGGGGTTTGCGACAGGGTGAAGGTCGTGGTGCTGCCGTCGCCGTTGAACTTATCCAGCACGCAGCGCGCGCCGGCGGCCAACTTGACCGGGATGAACCGCGAGTAAAACGGCACCTGTACGATCTGGTTGCCGGTCTTGCTGCCGGGGGTGAAGTCCTGCGGGATCAGGTTGCACAGAACCAACGAGCCCACATGCGTCATGTCCGGCAAACGATAAACGATCTCCAAGTTGATGCGCGGGACGTCATCGAAGGTGAGGACGTTGGCGTAATACGAGGATGACGAACCGAACACCTGAGAATGGATCGCGCCCACAAAGGTATCCACGCGCGAGGCGAAGATCGGGATGTTGACGGTGAATTCAGGACGCCGTTTGATCTTGGTGCGCCCGCCGCCGCTGTGATAAATTTCCTCCTCGATGCCATACTTGACGGCATCCGGGGAAACCTCTTGCACGCCGTAGATGTTGACTGGCGTGATGTCGGTTGCCACGGAGGCGGCCTTAAGAAAATACCGGACAAGAGTATCGTCGCCATTGACATAGTCGGTCAACGCGGGATTATCCAGCCAGTCTGTTAGTGCTGCCATAAGAGACTCCTATCTTGTGATAATTGTAAGCACATGCTCAACTCTGAAATTATTATTCTCGGCGTCGTTGTCTAAAGTGCGCGCCGGGGAAATGGACTTGATGGTGATGCCTTGTGAAATTAACTTTGTCGCGGTGTAGGTTGTCGTTCCCAGCGTCACGGTAAACGTCTTTTGGTGCAGCGTCGCGCGTGCGCGGAAAAACGCCAGCAGTTGACTTTGCATGATCCCGATCTCTTCACTGCCGCCGGTCTGGTTGTCATCCCACAAACCGATATTGCACTCCCAGATCGTAGCAGCTCCGCCGCCTTGCTGAGATACGTCCTCAGTGTAGGCTGGCCGATCCACGTAGATGATCGGCTTAGTCAGCTTGTCAAATTGCAGATCATCCGGCCAGGCGCGGATCACATCCCAGCTTGTCCACGGCGCTGAGGTGTTGGCCTTCAGCAGCGCGACAAGCACGGTCTGGATGTCATCTATTTCATAGCCGGATCGGATCATATTCCTTTCAGCCCCTTCGACATCATTTCTTTCCACACAGGATAAAGTTTAGCTCTCACCACGCGATGCGCTTCCTGGAAAAACTTGCGCGGTCGCATCTGCCAGCCGCCGCCGTCCTTCTTCACGCCGCGATGGACCGGCAGCCCATAGGGTGCTTTGCGCTTGTCAACGAACACAATGCCAAGCGTCGGCTTCTTGCGCTCTGACATGACAGACCCCGCGAGGTTGCTTGTGATCTTGGAAACCGGAAGCTGTCCGGGCGTTGGCGCCGGAGTTCCTGCCTTGTGATGTACGCCTTGCAGGTTCTTCGTGACCTCTGCGGTCAGCATATCCATGCCCTTGTCCACAATATCCGGCAGGATCTTGTTGCTCATCGCCTTGTTTGCGCCTTCGAGCTTGCGCACCCAGCCGGTCATATTAAGGTTCCACCCTTTCGGCGGATTAGCCATTACGTCAGCCTCCGCAGCAGAACGATCTGATACGCGGTCTCGTTTCGGATAACCTCGTTGTAACAGAGCTTCACCTTATAATCCACCCCGCCGATGGTGATCTTGTCGGCTATGTCGCTCAAAGCCGAGAGATCGTAAAAAGCGTTGGTGTCTGTCCGGATCGTACCCTGCCACACAACATCGCCCTGCTGCAATTCGCCGATGGGTATCTTTTGCGCAACAACGTCGCTGCGCGCCATCTGCGCCCCAAAGTCCAAATGAAACCCCTTGACCGCGATGGTCGTGGTGGTTCGAGAGATCAGGCCGGTCTGGGCGCAGTCCGCCGCCGTTGGGTGATCCCGGTGCCACTGCGCCGAATACTGCGGACGCGCAGAGTCACGCGAGGTCATACAAGGGCAAGCGGTCCCGGAAACTTTCGTCACCGTCGCCGCGTTGCCCTGGCGGAGGAACGCCTTAAGAAATTCAGCTTGACAGCTCATCTCGGCCCGTGTAGTCTGTGGTAATTGAACAGTTGATCCATGACCGGGAAGAGCTGCACTTTTTGAGGTACGTCTCATACTCGGCCATGAGTAGGTCGTGCATCTTTACCTTGTCGCTGGCCGGGATCGGAGTGATGGAGGCATTGACGCCCTCGATCTTTTCCGTCGGAGCCGACGCGACAACGAGAGCTGCACAAAATGCGATCATCGCTGCTTTGGCGAGTGTTTGCTGGTTGGCTGTCATGTCAGCATATTCGACATTGCAGTCCTCCACAAACATCGCCTCAGCCGCAGGAATAAACGACGCGCCATCGAGCAACCCAGTTGCCACATCCAACGCCGTCAACACTCTCAGGCGCGCCGTTACATCCGATTGTGATATATAAGTTCCCACGTCAATTCCTTAGTGGGTGATGTCCAGAGCCGCGATGGTGTTTTTGTCGTTGATCCGGAACGTGCCGTACATCGCCGCCGTGGTGAGGATTTTCTGGCTGCGGACGATGCGCTCGGACTCACTCAGCATCACGTTATCGTTGGTCACGTACACGCCGGTGTTGTCACGATCCCAGCCCTGCAGGTGATCGGTCACGGCGGAGCCGTTGTACCACATGGTGCCGTTCCACTCGTAGCCGCTGGGGATCTTCCGGCGCTGTTCGGTCTGCACTGCCGCGAGCTGGGTTTCCGGGTTGGTCAGGCTGGTCACGACGTCATCAACCATGATCATGCTGGCCTTCGGGCCAACATAGACGTTCATCTCGTAACCGTCCGGAAGTTCGCGCCACAGGGTGAACAGGTCTTTTTTCACGATCACATTGGTGGTCGCCGTGGTTGCGATGTTGCCGCTCTGCAGGCCGTTGCTGTTTTTGTCACCGTTACCGATGCAGTACATAAATTCCTCTGTCTGATCGACGCCCAACTGCAGGCCGATCTGGCGAAGGGTCGCGCCTAGGAAGTCAAGGCGCTGATAGCGCATCTGCTCGTAGGTCATCTCCACGCCGATCGCGAACTTCGGCAGGTTGACGCTCTCGGTGCCGATCTTGATATTCACGACCGGGATGTCGGCGCCGTGCGCGATCTTGCGCAGGCGTTTGTCGCGAGTCGGGGTTTCAAGGGACGGCGCTTCAAATTTGAAGCCGTCGATGGTGATGCGCTGGGTGCAAAAATACGGAACCAGCGATGCGGCCATCGCGCCGACGTACAAACGGTTGGCGAAATACTCCGGGAACAGCACGTTCAAATTCGGCGTGGCGATCCACTTTGCCACGGTGTCGCTGAACGAGCCGTCATTGGCTTTCATGAACAGATCAAACGCGCTCACGCCGACAGTCTTGCCTTGGCTGCGCGCGATGGATTTGGAGCGCTGGCGCTCGAAATTGCTTACACCGGCATAGTCGGACTCGATGCCCTTGGAAACAAGCAGCTCCTCCAGGTACTTTCCGAACGACATGCCTTTGGCCTCGGCGTCGGAGTGCATGTCCGCCGTCAAGGTGATGCCCTTGATTTTGTCAAGGACTGCTTTGGTCACTTCCAACATATCTTTATCTCCAGAATAAGATTGAGAATTTTTCGTGAATTGAAAACCGCCGCGTTTAGTCCATCAGGACTTTAACGATGGCGTTGGTCGTGTCGATGGACAGCACCGCGCCGTCGCCGTAGGTGGTTGCCGGTTTGACGGTCATGGCTGCGGTTGTGTCAACCACAACCTTATCCTGCAGCGCCGGGCTGCCGGTGTAAAGGTACTCACCGACCGAATGAACCGGGTGGCGGTTGCCGTCCTCGTCTGAGAACCGCAGAGCGCGAACGGACACGATCCACGTGTTAAGGTTGTCCTCGATCACGTCCTCGATCACGCCGTCGAAGGGCTCGCCAGTTGCGGCCTGAGCCACTTCGTCGTTGTTCGCAAAGGTAAATTTCACCAACATGCCAATGACGGTCGTGCTGATGGTGTTTGCAGCTTTCGCTGCCGAAATGGTGGTAATAAGAGCCGAAGAGGGGATGCAAGGGATAACTACACCGCCCAAAACGGGACCACCCAAAGATCGTAGAGACATATTTTACTCCTCAAAAAATGATTGTGATTTTCGCTTTCAGCCGGGCCTATTAATAGTCGCTTGCCGGGACATTCACCTTCACGGCCTTTTCGTCCGGCTTGCCTTCCGGATCGGGATCGGCCAACTTGCCGGACGCGCCGTTGCGGTCGTTCCAGATTTTCTGGTACGTTTCGAGCCAGACCTTGACCTGTTCGACTGGCATGGCCTTCAGCTCTGCGCGCCGCTCTTCGACTTTCTCTTTGGCGATCATGCCGCACGCAGCGCCGACTTTTACCGCCTCTTCGACGGCCTGGTCAGCGTATGCCTTTGCGTCGGCCACGATCTTTTTGGCCTGCTCCTCGGTGATGTTGGCATCACCCAGCGCGGCTTTGAATTTGTCCAGCTCGCCTTTCACGGTCTGCACCTGCGTGGCCAATGCCGCGCATTTAGCCTCGACCTGCTCGATCAGCATCTTTACGCTGGATTCGTCCTCGGGATTGACCGTAATAGCCAAGCCGAGGGATTTGAAATTCAGATTCATGTAATGCTCCTCATGGTCATCTTGTGAAAATTCTTTTTTCGCACCTGCACCGTACTGGTCGCCGAGAAACACAAACGATCCTTCGAGCGCCTCACTCCCGGCCTTGTCCGTTGCAAGATATTCCTTCCACTCAAGGTTCCCGCTCTGATCGCTGACCGCCCTGAGTTCGTCGGCGCGGAATCCAATACTCATGTCGCGCATGATACCGGCATCCAGCGCGTCCGTGGCCGGGTTGCTGGCGAGCGTGTAAAACTTTGCTTCCAGAAACGACAGGCCCTCAGATGCGTCAATCGTATCGAGCTGTTTCAAAAACTTTTTGGAAGGAGCGAAACCGATATTTGCTAATACCTCTTCCTTTGTCACTTTCACAACTTTTGCGTCAAACCAACGCCCTGAACCCGGCGGCCCCCACTCGTGACCGTTGAACAGAACGGACTTGCCCGGCAGAGTCTTTGCAAACACTTTGAGGATGCCGAGCGTAAACCGTTCGCGCGAACGATCCGGGTAGTTGTTTGCCAGCCAGCTCTTATACACGCGCACGTCCTCAGCCTTGAACCGGTCAGGGTTCAGCATCCACCCCTTGATCGCGTCCCATTCGTCGGCTGTCGGCGTGACCGCCTTGACGTTGGTCTGGGTTGACTTCGCACCTTTGATCATCTCTCCCGCTCCCAAAAATAAAAAAGCCCACCCGGTCAACAGACCGAATGGGCTTGCAACGAAGCGCTGAATATTTTATGGCTCAGGTATGCGGCAGACCCGCACGCCCTCGCAAAATTGAATTGCTCCTATGACGTTAAACTTCATCCTCTTTTTTGTCCGGCAGGCCGGGCAGGTTTTCCAGATCACGCCGCTCACTGGCGGCTCGACCTCGAGCAGAACCTTTCCGCAGTCTGGGCATCGTATCTCCCGTATCAATTCCATGAGGAACCTGCTTTCCGACTATCTCGGCCTCCTCGTTGCGAACAGTCGCAACGAGAGCCTGCTTTTTGCAGATGCACTGAGGCGTTCCACCCTTCGGGTAGCACATATTGGCCCCGCAATGTTCACAGACTTTATATGGCATATCAACACCCTCCATTCCGCCCAAGTTATTGCAAATTATATGCCATCATTTAACGACAAAGCCAATTCCCTGGTACGAAAAGATATCAACCTTGACCTTTCCGGGGATCTCTGCGAACACCCGGCCAACGTCCGGGATCGAGTGCGTGTCATGCAGGGCGATGACCCCGCCGTCACGCACAAGCGGAGAGTAGGCGCGATAGTCCGCCATCTCGCCGCGATAGCTGTGATCGCCGTCGATGAAAAGCAGATCGATATCCTTCCCGGCAAGCGCCTGCTTGACCGCGTCCAGAGACGCCACGCTGTCGCCGAGAATTTTCACGCAGTCAAGACCATCGGCCAGCCAGAAGTCGAAACACCTATCGACGCAGATCAGTTTTTCCGGATCAAAATACTCCATGAGTCTGTTCGCCGTGCCGCCGTGAAATGAGCCGATCTCTACGATCACCGGATAAAAGGGAACAAAGTTACCGGCAAACTTTACAAACCCCTCCAGCTCGTGCGGGCTCTGGTACGTGCGCACGGGATACGACGGCAGACCAAGCTCCTCCAACTCTTTGGCCTGGTTCTCCAGCACCGCCTTCGCGCTGTTGGGCCGATAATCGTGGTTGCAATGGCTCCACTCAGTAGCAGAGCCGGTCGCCACGTCGTTGACAATGTAATGCTGAATTTTTTGGCACTCAGGACAGAACCGCCAGTCAACACCGAATTTCTTCATAGCTGTAACCTTTCTTTGAATTTGTCCAACTCTTCGTCTGTCAAATGCTGCGCGTAAAATATCTCCTCTTCCCACGGTATTGGCCGCAGCCGTCCGCAGCCGAACGGCCAGAAGTGTATATGTCCCTCGCAACGAGACAGCTCTTCGTGGAACCGTTGCTCTAAAAACGGCTTACCGTCCGGCGTGTCTTTGATGGCGTGCATCGCGCGGATGAATGCAAGCAGGTAAGCGTTGTCCACGTAGATCAAACAGTTTTCCGCCCAGCAGGGCCGATAGCTTGCGTTGGACCCGTAGCCGTACCAGATGCCGCCTTTCTCGCGCGCCATGGTGACGGCTTTGTCCAGCCCAACGACAAGGCAGTCCTGCTCTACGAACAGATAGTCCATATCGTTGGCGTAGGCGTAGGCCGCAGCAACGATGTTCGAGGCAGCCCAATCGTGGCGGTATGGGAGCTCGCTTGCGTACTCATCGCTATAAACTACATTGTTAAAATAATGCCCCTCATCAGAAATTGCATAATCGCATATACTATGATAAAGAAAAAGAAAAGAATTTATCTGATGCTTTACCGCAGGAAGCCAAAAGTCTTTAATATAGTCGGGCCCATTCTGCCGAGCCGACCGTCGCGGGTCATTGTGACCCTCTTTGTGCGCACACCATCCAGTACCGACAAGTAGTTTCCTCATAGCTCCACTCCCAACGCTTTATTGATCTCTTCGACTATTCGCGGCACACGACTTTCCTCTTTCATCAAACACACCGCCCGGCCTGGCGGAGCCTTCACCTTCCATTCGGCTTCCGTGTAGCCCCAGGCGATGATCGGTGATCCGGCTGCAGAGGCAAGGTGCATGGTGCCGGTGTCTTTGCCCACGGTAAGCATCGCCTTGCCGAGAATGTAGGCCGACTCTTCCAGCTTCAGCTTCTTCCGCGTGTCAACGACAAATTCGTCGGTCGGCTCATACACGCCGTCGATAGGTTCGTCCATGCCGATCAACACCACCTTATCGATCACGCCCTCACGAACGAGCTTGTCAAAATGCATATACATCCGGTTGACAATGTATGGCTCGGCATTCTTCCATCCGGCCTTTGCGATGTTGCGCGCGCTAAAGCAGATGTACCGACCAAACGGTTTCACGTCAACCTTTTTCGGCTTGAACCACAGAGCCGGGTAATGTCCTTTGAGCGCCAGCGCCGACGCCTCGCGCGCGACGTTATAGCGGATAACGCTCTTGTGCGTAGGGCATTCCAGCAGGTTCGTTGTGCTGGCCCAAAAGAATTTTACCGGGTTATATTTTAATATCATCGCCACCGGGTCGCAGTGGTTCAGATACTTGATCGTTTCGTCCGGGTTCTCCAGCTTGTACCACCGCAAGATCGACTCGAAAACCACCCGGTCGCCCATCATGCTGTCCATCGGTGAGAACAGCGTGAGGCCGCCCTTGATGTTGCGCTTGTACTTCCTGTCCGCGATAACCGTAAAACATAGCGGGCATCGATGGTCTCTTTTTTTGACAAGCCTCAAAGTCTGTGCGTCATTCGCACAGGTGACTTTCCCCCCACAACGCGAGCAAGTGTATTGCACTGTTTCCTGTCTCCTGCATTGTTATCCTCTGGCCCCTGGGTTGTCTCTAAAAAACGCCAACTCATCCGGCGTGTATCTGTCCTCGTATGGATCCCGGTTAAACTTGTCCTGCACGGCGCCATCCCAGCCATAGAGAGGGATGCGAGTGCAACCGCAATTATGGACAACGAACCCGCCCGCAATGTAGCTTTCGTCCTCTTCAACCGACAAATTGAAGAGCGTAACGCGTTCTTTTATCTGCGCGCTGACCGACACGACTTCAATATCAATAAATTCATACTCGCCGGAATGGTTTTTAACCATACGCTGAATGGCCTGCACGCACTCGCTGGTATTGTTGATAACAAATTCATTCTTGAGCTGCAGCACATCGATCCCGGTTGACTTGATATAGTCCAACCGGTTTTTGTCATACTCAATGTCCCGACCCCACTGCTTCCCGTCGCACTCAATGGCGAGGCGATGATCTGGAAGGTAAAAGTCCGCCTTGTAAAACCGGTTCATCTCGCCGTTATTGCCGCACCTCCGTTTTGTCGGCCTGTTGATCTTGTACTGATGGACAAAATTTATCCCCATCTCCGACAAGGCGGTATTTAGAATTTGTTCGGCCTGCGTGTTGTATTTGCGGCGTGAATTTTCAGAGTTGGCGAGGCTGAGAATTTCACCTTTTCTCTTCTGAAAGTGGTGCTGGTTGTTCGCTATCATCCGGCGGCCATTCTCGCGGAATTTCTGCAGCAAATACTCTGTTCCGTGTTCTTTGCGCAAAGCATTCATCTGGCATTTTGCCGAGCAATGTTTAGCCTCTTTGCCGTTGCTACTCCTCCAGCGCGAGAACGGGATCAATTTACCGCACGACTCGCATCGGGTAGCCAACAGACGAACAGCGTCACCGGGCCGGATCTGGATGGCTTGCATCCATTCACCGCCCACAAAAAACGGATGGTTGTCAGTAGCGCACAGGCTAACCTCTGCGCCTTCGTCTTTTTTGCTGTATGGATCATTTTTATAAACGATGGTCACAATGCGCTGATCTTCTGCCACGTGTTTGTGCAGCTTGGTCACGTTCTGGAATTTCCCCGTATGCGTCAACACCTGATCACCAAGCTCGATTTTGTCTATTGCCTTCCATCCGGTGAGTGTGTAAACAAGCGTATTTTTTTCGAAACAATGTGGGTGCGTACTCGCAACCGGCTCCGGGCCCTCGCCGCGTTTCCACACCTGCCCGTGAAAGTGCGCACAGATCGGGCAGGCGTTCGGCGCGCTTGACCATTTCTCGAAATTCGTTTTGTTCTTTTCGGCCATCGCATTGTGGGCGGCGTTGGTCGCAAGCACGGCCTCAGACCGTGCCAGCCGGTTCCAATACCACGCCTCGCCCTCGAATTTCTTGTGCAGGTAGCGGGCGACCTTGAGCGGATATTCCCCGTTGTTCGCCATGTCCACGAGCGCAGATACAAGCTGCTTGTAAACGTCTTTTTCAAACCGCCGCTTGACGTTCTTCATCGCGGTCGTGACCATCGCTTTATAATACCGCTCTTCCGGGTCAAGCATGATACCCGCCACGTACTCCTCCGGCATGCCTTCGGGTAACTGCGCGATCAATTCTTTCTTTGTGCGCTCGGCTCCAATCACGTAGGCCCGGCCTGCGTGTTGGTCGAACACGGGAAAGTCATCATCGGCTTTGAGGCCAACGATCTTTTTCCGCTTGCCGAACAGCGCGGACATCCACTCGGCGATGATCCGCTGGATGCCGTCCTGCATGCGCCTGTCAAAAGCAAACTTGCCGGTCTCGTTTCCCTGCCCGGTCAGCGCATACTCGCGCACGGCCTCGATCTTTGGCAGACGCAACAGCGCCAGCATGTCGATCTCATACTCAGTCACAAGGAGCATGTAGTCGGCGAACGCCTCACGCTGTTCTTCGCGCAACTCTTTCCACCGGTGCGGCTTGGCTGCAAGAGCAAGCTCTGTGATGGACGGCTGTTTGTGGTGGTCGCAACAGCCGAACCCGAAAAACTTGGCGGCTTCGTCCGCAGGCGGTTCGAGGCCCTTGGTGATCGATATGTGGCGGAGGTCGATCATCGTACCTTGTAGGTTATTTCCAAAGCACCTTTTGATGCGTCGCTCGTGGGAGCATAAATTCCAGTATATTTCATTTTACCTACATGCGCCCCGGTTTTGCTTTCAAAGTCAAGCAACGCCTGCAGAATTACCGTTTTCAGCTTGTCTTGCTCGGCGTTGAACATACCGTAAAGACTCGGAACCACAACATCAATTTCTTTGTCCATCTCTCCTCCTATCCATGCTTCGCTTTGTACCTCACCCCTTCTCCTATTCGGCGATGATTCTCGCCCATTTCTCTATCTGCTTTTTACTGTACTTGTCAGCCGCGTCAAGCAATATCTTTTCGCGGCCAACGCGCTTTATCGTTTCTTCCAATATCTCCCCGGACTCGAGCAGGAAATTCAGCACGTCATCATCGGTCACAAACCCCGCATCACGGAGAGCAAACTGGTTGGCGATCTCAGCCGTGAACGCCTGCGCGTTCTGCAGCCGGGTCGCGCTCACTACCGCTTGATCCTGCAGGTTGACCGGATACCATTCGTGCTTCCACTTTGCCCCGGCCATGCCTTCGAGGATGAGGTACATGTCGATGGTCTGTTCGATCGTTGCGTCCAGCGCCCACCGGTCGTTCTCGATCTCGGCAACGAGCATATCAAGCTGCTGCGATGCCATGCGCTCGGTGGTGCTCCACGACAGCCCGTACATCATCGGCGGCATGCCGAACCGGGCAATGGTCTGCTCGGCGATGGTGCGGTATGGGATGGACATGTCGAACGGCTTGTTGTCGCCGCCCAGCACTTTGATCTGGAAATTGCCGCCCGGCCCGGTGGCGAAACACAGATCACTCACCCCGCCATTGCGCCGCCTCTCCATTGCTGTGGTGATGTTCTGCTGATAGATCTCCGCCATCGCGCGCGCGTCATCCGGAGTCTCCTGGTCGCCAGGCGTGTAAAAGCCCACCATAGTAGGATCACCCACGCGCCAGATCATATTGTCAATGGCGCACTGGATACGGACAAGTATCTGCGCGAGAAACGGGATCGAGGAGAACATGGACACGCCCTGCGGGTGACCATCGCGCAGATCAAACGCGACGTACTTAATGAGGTCTTGCTTTTCCAGAACGATCGGGACAACGCTATCAGCCAGCACCTGCACGAGCTCCAGTTCCCCGGCCTTGTTGGTGCGGAAACGGAAGTCATTGGCCCGGCATACTTTCAGCCGCGCGAAATTGCGGAGGTTCTCATCCGCCACGATCTCGAGCACGGAAAAGCCCTTGCTGTACACGCTGTCCAATATCTGGCCCTGCGCTGACCGCCAGCCGCGCGCATTAAAACCCACTCGCACGTTGCGATAAAAGTTATCCAGCGCATCCTGCACGCTCTTGTTGCCGAGGCCGTCCAGCCGAAAGTCGCCCACAAGCCGCGCGCGCTTGATCGGAGCCACGTCGCATATCGGGAGCAATTCGCGGATCATATCGTACACATCCAGCGAGCCCTTGAGCTGGATGTACCCACCGAACTGCATAAACAGGTTGTCGTAATAGTCGCGGGTCTGCGGCTTGCCCGCTGCGGCGACCAGGGGCTTTGTGTTTGCGGCCTTCGGCTTTTTCTTGAACCACTTATCCCAAAACGCCATAGCCGCCTCTTATTTGTAGGACGTCCACATCACCTGCACGACGGAGCTGTCTGTCTCGCCGGTCGTGAGAAATAGCGTGTCGCGCTTGCCTCCCGAAAACGTGAAGGCGGTTGCGTCGGTGACAACCCACCAATGCGCCCAGAGGGAATGCAGCTTAAGTTTGACGTCCCCGCTGATGGACTGCACGATCACATTGTACCCAGGGCGCACGCCGGACAACAGTAGCGTATCCGTTCCGGCCTTGACGTGCAGCGTGTCGATGCTCGCCACGTTCCAATTATGGTTCCAGTTGTCCACCTCCTGCGATGTGGGATATTGAGCCGCACACACGGCGGCGGTCAACAGCAACAGCAAAAATACTTTTCGCATCATCGTACTCCTTTGGCTACGAAACCCCATGCTCTTGATAATGGCCAGTAACTCAGGGCCACTGAGTCGCCCTTGTCCGGGCTGCGGCCTATCGCTTCCTTGATTTTATCTTTGTCTATCAATTTAATCTTCCCATCCGACCGCACTTCCCATTCCGTCGCGGTCAACTCTTGCGCCAGCTCGTCATCCGGCGGAAGTGCAAGATCGCCGCCCAGCTTTGGATCAAGCGCGTCGCGTACCGCCCAGTAACACCACGCGCGCATGTTTACAAACTCTCTTTGCCCGGTGAGATCCCGGCGGCCATTCGTGCCCTCGCTAAACTTTGCGCTCACCGCCCTAACCCCCAGCTCCTTGCATCGGCTGTACACGCCAGACCCCTCGCCTATCGTATCGATGAACGCCACATCGTTAGTGTGGGGCAGCAGCGTGTTCTTAATGCGCCCGGCGGTCTCCATGTGATCGGCTCTGCTGTACACTTGGAAGGCGTCAACGAAATTATTGTAACGCCTGCAGAATACCGTCTTGTCGTTGCCCATGCCAGCCACATCAACGCCGAGCCTTTGCTCGCCAGCCTTGCGCTCTGCAGTCTCGCGGCGTTCTTGCCAGCGGTTGTTGGCCGCCTCGATCCACGCCATCGGAATAAGCTGCGACTCGCCTTCACGCGGGAACTCACCCATAACCTTGACAAGGAACAGATCGCTTGGCCTGTACCACAGACCATCAAAACGGAAGTCGTGCATTGTGACCGGATCGGCTGACTCTGCGGCTATCTCATGGCACCAGCCAGGCATCCCGATCTTTTCCCGTACCCACTCATAGTCAACTTGGCCGGGGATCAATATCTTTTTTGCCCGCACGTTCGGGGCGTTGAGACAATTTAGTCGATGCTTTGAGTAAAGAGGACTGCGAGTTGAGTTGTACGCTTCGCCGGTTGTCCGGGTTGGGTTGAATATCAATAGCAGACGCGACGTTTCGCCGGTTAAAACTCCATCGATCGCGTTAAAGGTGTCTTGCTCAATACCGCTCGCCTCGGTCACAACTACAAGTATATTCTGCGAGTGAAAACCTGTCCACGACTCTGGCGACCTGTCGGACGCCTTGAAGCCGATCATAAACCAGTCCGGATCGTCCTGCATGATGATCCGGGTTGACTGCACCTCTCCGCCCAGACTGACCGCGTTCTGCCAGATGCGCTTGATCTCCGTCATCATAATGGCGGACACCTGCCGCCCGGTGGGCGCGGTGTTGATGACCTTGCTGGGATATTTGTTGTAGAGAAAGCATAGCGATATTACCGCCGCCACATAGTCTTTACCGCGCGCGTGCCCAGACCGCACGGACGTGCGCCGGTTGTACTGCACGCTGTCAACGATCCGCCGTTGCTCCCGGTCAAGCCGGACGCGCAGGATGTCCCTTGCGAATCGGTTCCAATCTTCACGGTGATCAACGTTCTCCATTCTTCCGCTGCGTTTCGATCTTTACCCACTCCGCGTATGTCTTGGGCACGGCCACATTTCCGCCGAGGTCTATCTTGTCCGGCACCTTGCCGTAGGCGATCTCGAGAAACCCCTTCTGCATCATTGGGTTCTTGTCCACCGCCCACGCCCGCAGGATCAACTCCGCCCGGCTCATGTACGTGCCATCCGTCATCTGCACCTCTTCGCGGGCGATCTGCTGGGCCAGCGCGCGCAGGGCGTCGAATGACTTTGGGCGGCCCTTGCGGTTCCGACGTGGGTCGTAGCCCTTCGTAAACGGTTTTAATGACTCAGGGTTAGCCATATCACAGAAATTTCACAGTATAAATGTGCATACCAATAATTATTCTTTACTTAACAACACAGGCGTCTTGCCGGTCGCATCCGTCCACCGCTGCAGAGCTACGGCAACATATCCCGGGCTGATCTCAATAGCGCGGCACTTGCGGCCAAGGTTCTCGCAGGCGATGATGGTTGTGCCAGAGCCCAAAAACGCATCATAAACTATTCCACCAACGCGAGAAATAATATCACGAACAACCTTAATCGGCTTTACACTTCCATGCCAACCGCTGTTTTCTTGGAGCTCTCCAGAAACCTCTGATAATTGATAACAGTCATGCGCATACGGATGAAAATCAACCCATTCAGCCTTTCCGATACTAAACACAAGGATGGCTTCTGAAGTCAGAAGCCATCCCCTCCACGGGCTAACACATTGAGCTGTTTTATAAATCCACAGCATTCTCTCAAATTTCCATCCATATTTACGAGCAATATCAAGCAACACCGGGAACGTTCGCGGTGACTGAAAAAACACAGCAACGGCATTATCACATGGTAGATGTGAAACAGATCCAAGAATAATGTCATTCAGCTTTTCTGGTTCATCGTTAGGAACTCCAGGTTGATTCGTACCGTAAACTGGGTCAGTCACAACCGCACCCGCCTTCTCTCCCCCCATCACCCTCGCCACATCATCAGCCTTGGTCGAATCGCCGCACAACAGCCGATGATCTCCCAGCTCCCAAAGTTGCCCGGTCTCCACTCCCCACTTGACGCGCAACTCCTCGGCGCGGTCTATCTGCGGCTCTGCGTCCTGCGCCTTGGTCGGGTCGGCCACGCCGTTCTCTTTCGCCACACCAGCCACAAGCTCCCGCAGCCGCGCATCCTGCACGCGCACGCCTTCGATCAGCGCCGCCAGCCGCTCACGCTCGGCCCCGGCCATAGCCGCAACCGGGGCGTACACAGCAAGCAGCGTGTCGGCCTCTGCGTCCGTCAGGTCGGTGATCAACACCGGCCACTCTTCGCCCGGCGCGACTTCCTTGCGCAGATGCCCATCGATCAGCGTCAACGCGCCGCCGTTGCGCTCGGAATAGTAGCACAACAGCGCCCCGGCGATGCCGATCTCCTCCAGCAGCCCGGACAGGGCGCGGCTCTGCTTGTCCGGATGCGTGCGCCAGTTCTTTTCGTTCGCGGATATCTCGGTTGCCGACATCATCCGCATCTCTTTTACGCGGTTCTTTATATTCATCTTACGCTTATATGCTGCAAATTACGAGCCAACGTCGGCAGTCTGCAGACTCTCCCGCCGGTCAGCCCACCGGGTGTTATAATAGATGGTTTTGCGGTTGATCCCGATCAACCGGGCCGCCTTGGCTATGTTGCCGCCGCTTTTTTCCACCGCCGAGACGATCATCTGCTGCTTTATGGCCTCGATCCGCCGCTCCAGAGCGTGCAGATCGTCAGCTGTGCAGCAGTCCGGAGACGGCTCCACGTTAAGCCGCTCGGCGACCGAGGCGATGGCGTCCTCCCTGGTATCCTCGGCGATGCGCCATAGGCAGCGTATGTTACAGCTTTGTAACAGTATGAGCGCGGTTTCGAGGTTGAACGGCACCGCGTCAAGCCGTGGTTCCGACCCGCTGATGTCCTCTACTACGATCCAGAGCATGGCGTCTCCAAAATTATCCCGGCGGGCCGAACAGCGACCCGCCGAGTTCTCCCACCGGATGGCAGCCTTGGAGCGCCTTGCCCTGTGCTGGCATCCGGTCGGCTATTATTATTTTATCCACCCGTTTCGCAAAAGAACGTCTGTAATTGCCAGAGCCAAAACGCCCAGCTCCTCATGATTTTCGTCTTTTCTGAGCCTTAATTTCAGCTCTTCGGCGATGCCGTGCAAGACCTCGTGAATGATGGTTTCAATAATGTCCTCTTCGCCCCTGTCTTTGTCGTACACGCGGATGGTGCGCGTCCAATAGTCAATCTGCCCCCACAGCGAATCGCGCTTGAGAATATCAACATCAACGGCGTTGTCCACGTATGCTATGGTATATCTTTTCCCGAGGATGTTTACTTGTGTCGGTTTCATCTGTCCTCCTATAATTACCCCCGGCGGCGTGAATGCTCGGCGAAAGCACCGCCGGGGGTTCCAACCTGTCGCGTCAACGGTTGCGGGCTATTGCCCGGTGTTGGGTGCTTCAGGGCTTTTTCGTCTTGATGACCTTCATCCCCAACTCGGCAATGAGGCCGTGAAACATATCCACCGCGCCCCTGCAATACGCGGCCTTCCATTCGTCCGGCTGTGGCGCACAGATGGTGACATAATACCGCTCGAAGAATTGCTCCAGCCTGACCATGATCACATCCCGGCGCAACCCATAGCCGACGCGAAACGCGATGGCGGAACAGCCGAGAACGCAGAGCGCGGTGATGAGCATTATTCGACCCTCACGGTAAAGTGCAGCACTGGCTTGCTCTGCCGGCGCACGGCGAAATATACCAGCACGGCCAGCAGCAGCAACACGAACACAACGCCGAGGCCTGTCATCACACCACCTCAACGGTAAAATGCAGCACCGGCGGCAGCGCTTCCACCAGCTCCTGCACCGTCAGCGCGTCCGTGTCTGCGCTTGCTTCGTACTCTTGCGGAGTTCCGTCCACAACGCGGCCGCCCTTGATCTCGGTGATCTGGATGTCGCCCTGCCCAAAGCCGACGGCGGTGAATAACAGGGTGATCACGCGGGCCTGTGCGAGTACATCGGCCTGGGGAGCGGTCTTCAGCGCCTTCGACACGTACACGAAAAACGCCCCGTCCACGCTCTGGTTGTTGGCGATGGTATCCACGTCCTGGCCGACAAAGATATTGCCATCCTCAAACTGCACGGCGTTCCCTGCGCCCGTGCCGACCGGAGCGAGAATGGCCGCCGGGTAGTTGACGCGGAAGCCGACGAACGACGCCGGATAGGTCGCGTTGTTGATGTTGCTCACGTCCACGCTCACGCGGACGGTCTCGTTCAGCTTTTTGGTGATGGTCTGTTGCGTTGCCATGTTGCCTCCTCTAAAGTGTCTGGCCCATGTTATAGATAAAATACAGGTGGTCGATAGTATCGACTGCACCGTCGCAATTTATGTCCATCTCTGAGCTATATCCCGGCATGCCTCTCACCGTGCCAACGATCCCACGGCTCCACAGCAGCGCCGAGTCCAGCACGTCAACCGCGCCGTCGTGGTTCAGATCGCCGAACAGCCGCGTAACGGCGGACATCGGCAGGCTCACCGTGTCGCTGGGTGCGCTAATACCGGCCTGGTTGTAAGCCCGCACTACGAACCGAACGCGAACGATAGCCGAGTCCGGCACGATCCCGGACACATCCAGCACCGCCGAGGTGTCGGCTCCTTCAGCGCCGGCAATGACGCTATCCGGGCCGAGTATCGCCGCCACGTGATAGCCAAGCACCCGCACGCTGTCCGCTGGCGCATCCCACGTGACCAGCACGCGGGGCCCGACAAGGATACGGCTCGATATCGGGATATCAGCGGCCTGACACTCCTGCACGTCCATGTCCAGCCAGAACGATATCGCCAGCATGAGGATGGAGAGCAGAGCCAAAATAAGGATCACATGGGCGGCAATCTTGGCGTGTTCATTCATCGCAAATCTCCTGCTTATAAATTTGTATCGTATCAAGCGCCATGGCAATTCTATTGCGAAGCGCAACCGCTTCATCGTGATATTGCTTTGCCCAGCGGCTTTCACTGTCACGCTCGGCGGTCATGGGTGCAAGCTGCTGTTCCAGATCGCGGCACTTGGCTTCGAGTGCGGAAATTTGTGACGCAGCTTTTTCTCCTTCCTGTATTCTGTTTGCGGCCCACTCCGGAAACTGCCCAACCATCTCCAAAATGTTCCGCGGGTTCCCCTCTTCGTCCTGGTATCTTTTTGTAAGATCCATCACTCCCCTCCGTTCTTCTTTTTCCACTCCGCCACAATCCGCGCCCGGTTCAGCTTGCTCGGCTTCGCCAGACCCGCCTTGGCCGCGATGACGTTCACGGCGGTTTCGTGTTCGAGGAACGCGCAATGGGCATAGCCGTCTTTGATCTGCGCGATGATGAGGCCGGGTTCATTCGCATCCGCAGTAACCGCCGCCATCGTTGACAGAGCCCGAAGCGCCTCTTCTTGTTGCGGGGTGAGTTTGAATTTTATCAGGCGCATTGTTTCCTCCTATACCGCCGCACGGTGGAACGTCGCCACCGTGAAGCTTGGTTTGCGGTTGCGCTGCAATTCGTCGCGCAGCGTAATTAGATCGCTGTCTGTCGGTATTTTGTGCCATCTTTTGACGGTCTCTGTCACCATCGCCTCAGGCTTCAGCCCAACACGCTGACTCGCGGCCCGCATGAATGCGCAGAACCATTCTCCCATCAGGGCCGCGTCCGTGGTGTGCGAGTTTGTGAACACGTGCCGGAATGCGTTCGCGGCCAGCTGCCGCTTGAACCGATCCTCATAATGCCGCGGGTTCCACGAGCCCGTCCGTACCATGATGTGATCCGGGAACACGTCCTTCAAGGCGCGTATCTGAGCCTGCACCTTCGAGGCATCTCTGAAATGCTTGCCGAAATTCTGGTACGCCTCGATAACGGCCACATCGATGTTGTGCCGCTCCTGCATCTTGCGCAGCTTGTCGCAATACTCGGCAAGAGTGCCGTCGTCCTTCACTGTGCCGGTATCCACCAACACGCCGACGCCATCGAATATGGCGCAGCCGGTGTATGATCCAGGGTCAAAGGCAGCGATGATCATATCATTCTCCTTCGCTTGGAAAAAGCTCTTGCTGATCTGCGTGGATCGCGTCAAAGATCAAAATTTTGTATTGACGCAAAACCTCTTTCGCCACGCTCGGTGCAGCGTGCCACCAGTTTTCATCGGCGGGCATTTCCTTCGGACGGTACTGGCATTTGTTCATCTTCAGCGCTTCAACGAACGTTCTCCAGTCGGCCTTCCAGTCCTCGTTTTCGAGGCGAAGGAATAAGCCGCCGTCTGGCATTTTTCGGAATTCCATTTATTCCTCCACAATTTCAAGCAGCTCCAACCGCGCACAGCGACCTTTGCCGTCTGTGCTGTACGGGATAACCGTATCAAGCAAGTCTTTCCAATTGATCCGGCATCTCCAATACGGTGCTTTGTGGTTGTTCTTGACCCATGCCAATGTTGCAAACGAAACACCGCAACCGCAGCCAGTGCATCTGTCGGGGTTTGGAATCTCGGTTAAAAATTTTCCTGGCTCAAAGACCCAATAATTGGGATGTTTGTTGTTTCCATTCTGTGCACGATAAACAATATAGCCTCTCTCATCGCATGAAAAAACTCTTGCCATATATTCAGCAGCAAGTAACATCCCTTTAGCCCCGCTGAGATCGGCCCGGCTGAGATTGGCATAGCTTAGATCGGCCCGGCTGAGATTGGCATAGCTGAGATCGGCATAGCTGAGATCGGCATAGCTGAGATCGGCCCGGCTGAGATTGGCATAGCTGAGATCGGCCCGGCTGAGAT